AGCCGTTTATTAATTTATTCGGCTCTTTTTAAATTAAAGAATTATGAAAATAGGAGATAGAGTAAAGACTAAGTTAAAGGGCGGTAAAGTTATTGAATTTATTATAGATGATATAGTATGTGATAAACTTTATGACTCAGATGGTATTTGGAGTTTTGCGTGTGATTGTGAACTAATAAAAGATAAACAACCAACACCAAAAAGATACGCCACAGACTCAATAGATGTAATAGACTTTTGCAAGCTATACAATCTAAATTTCAACCTCGGAAACGTTGTTAAATATACTTGCAGAGACAAAGGAACAGATATTGAAGACTATAAGAAAGCGATTGATTATCTACAAAGAGAAATAAACCACCTTAAAAGTTTGGAATAACCAATTTAATTATTAACTTTGATGTGTAGTTAAATCTTAGCGGATTTATTCAACGAGGTTACCTTATTCCTGCTACACTTCATTTAATAATAAGGTATAAAAAATAAGATATGAACGACAAAAAAAATCTTGGGTGGATTAGCATTCACAGACAATTAAAATCTCATTGGTTATGGGATGAAAAAAGAACTTTTAGTAAGGCTGAGGCGTGGATAGATATTCTTTTAAGCGCAAACCATACAACTACTGATATTTTACTTGGTAATGAATTAATAACGGTTCAAAGAGGCTCTTTTATTACTTCAGAAATTAAACTAATGAAACGTTGGAAATGGTCAAAAAGTAAAGTTAGAGCTTTTTTACTTCTCTTAGACACTCAACATATGGTTTACAAAAATACTGACACAAAAAAAACCACTCTAATTGTAGTAAAATATGATGATTATCAAGGTTTGAAAACTACGAAAGAACCACGGAAGAACTTCAAAAAGACTTCAAAAGAACTTCAAAAAGACACAAACAATAATGATAATAATGATAACAATGAAATAATAAAGAAAATAATAAGTGAGGTTGCACCTCAAAAACTCCCTTTCTTTTTCAATTGGTTGGAATATAGAAAAAGTATAAAAAAAGAGGTTAAGGTTGAAAAAACTTTAAACGCATTAAAGAATAGGTTAAATAAAGAATCAGTTGTTAAATGTGAATGGGTAATTAATCACTCAATAGAAAATGGTTATCAAGGTTTATTGTGGGATAAGTATAAAGGTGAAGATAATAGTAGTAGGAAAGCAAAATTTAATAACCCAGTAATTTAATAATATGTACACATTTATAAATTGGTCAGACATAGAAGTAAGAGGAACGGAAAAGGGTATTAAAAAAACTACTTGCCCTAATTGCTCTGCTGAACGTAAAAAGAAAAAAGACCCGTGTCTTTATGTTAATTTTAATGATGGTGTAGCAAAGTGTTATAATTGTGATGCTTTAGGATTTAAAGATGATGGAGAAACAAAAGACTATTCTGTTAAACATTATGAGCTACCTAAACAAGATTGGAAAAACTATACAACCATATCAGATAAAATGGTTAAATACTTTGAGAGCCGTAAAATAGCACAAAGCACAATTAAAGATTTAGGAGTAACAGAAGAAACTTATTACCAACCACAATTAAAAAAAGAGGTTAATAATATTGTGTTCAATTACTTTGAGGGTTCACAAATAGTGAACAAGAAATACAGGTCAGGTAATAAGGCTTTTACTCAATCAAAAGGAACAAAGAATATATTTTATAATATTAATTCTGTAATAGGTCAAGATGAAGTTTATATTGTTGAGGGTGAGTTTGATGTGTTAGCGTTGCATGACTTTGGTATTAAAAATGCTATAAGCGTTCCAAATGGCGCAAATGATAATGACGACTATTGGACTAATTCAGAACCATATTTAAAAGAGGTTAAAACCTTTATCATTGCGGTTGATAATGACGAGAAAGGGAAAGAGTTAAAAGATAAAATAGCGCAAAGATTAGGGCGTTTTAAATGTGAGTACATAGATTGGGAAAGCGGAAAGGATGCGAACGATTGTTTAATCAATGGAACTTTAGAAGGTGAATTATTTACAAGAAAACGTTTTCCAGTAAGCGGAACTTTCTCGGTAAGCGATTTATATAGTGACATTTTAGACTTGCATAGAAACGGATTACCCGAAACTATAAAAGTAACAAACGAATGTTTTACAGGTGGCACTAATCAAAAGGACTTTAACGATATATTTACTTTAATGCGTGGTCATTTAATTACTGGAACTGGAATACCCTCACACGGTAAAAGTAACTTTACAGAGTGGTACGCTTTAAACCTAATGAAAGATAATGATTTGAAATTTAGTTTTTTTAGTCCTGAGCATAGTCCAATGGCACTACATCAAACTAACTTTATTCAAAAAGCAGTTGGAAAACCGTTTTTCGGTAATTTTGCGGGAGTTGATAGAATAACAGAGAAAGATATTGAGAGGTACAAAGAGTGGGCGGATGGTAAACTGTATCTAACCGCACCCGACAATGGTCATAGCGTATCTTGGAGTTGGTTATTGGAGAAATTTAAAGAGCAAATGTTTAGCTTTGGTGTGGATTGTTTTGTAATAGATGCTTTTAATAAAGTTAAATTACCAAAGGGCATGAATAAATTAGATGCTATCAATGAAATATTAACCGACCTTACAAGTTTTGCACAGGTGTATAATGTTATGATTATATTAATTGCACACCCAACCAAGATGCAAAAAGCCGATAATGGTCTTTATTCTAAACCTACCCTTTATGATGTTAGTGGTAGTTCTGATTTTAGAAACCAAACTCATGATGGTTTTGGTGTGTATAGATACTTTAAAAATGATGATGATAACGGCTATACTGAATTTACAAACCTTAAAACAAAGATGAGTTTTCAAGGTGAGATAGGAGCAAGTTTTGATTTTGAATATGATGTGCCAACTGGCAGATATTACGCAAAAGGAACGGAAGTACCTAGATTTGATATGACAAGACCTAGAGAAGAAGAACAAATAGAGATGCAGGTTAACGCAATGACGTTTAATAGTGACTTTGATAATGAAGTTAGCACAATTGAGAACACAGATATTCCATTTTAAGAGAATTAACAAGTAAATAATAGAATTATGAAAGAGGAGGTTTTAGAGTTGTTAAAATCTAAAGATTTAAAATCAGGCGGTAAATGTGGTATTAGGTTAATTGATTTTAATTTACCAATAAAGGAATTAGAGCTAGTCTTAGATGAATTATTTCATGAAGGACTAATAAATTATCACGATAACCAACATGGAAAGCTAGTGATGTTTAGTAAACAATTAAATATTTTCGATTCTGGCGCATAAATGTTAGGATATTAAATAAATTGTATTATCTTTGTCGTATAAGTGTGAGAAACTTAAAAGAATTATTTTAGAAAGTCATTTGTCAGGTATCTCACACGCCAGACAAGTGGCTTTTTTACATTAAAAAAAGATTATGAAAAAAGAAGAGTTTAATATTAATTTTAAAAACAATAATTAATGAGGGTTTATAACGAAAATAAAGATGTTTATGATGCTTCATATGAAAGGATAGATTATATTTTTAATAATTTTAAACGTATATATTTATCGTTTTCAGGAGGTAAAGATTCTGGAGTAATGCTGAATTTAACGCTTCAATATATGAAGGACAATAATATTACTGAAAAGTTAGGCATAATGATTTTAGACAATGAAGCTAATTATACTCATTCTCTTGACTTTATGCATAGGATTATAGATGAAAATATTGATATGCTTGATGTATATTGGTGTTGTTTACCCGTAACATTACCTTGTACGGTAAGTGCATACGCTACAGAGTGGCAATGTTGGGGTGTTGAGGATGAGCAAATGTGGGTGCGCCCAATGCCTAAAGATGATTATATTGTAAATATAGATAATTGTCCTTTTGACTTCTTTGAGGAAAATATGAATTATGATAAGTTTTGGGATAATTTCGGAGACTGGTATGCGCAGGGAGAAGAATGTGCTTGTATGATAGGTATTAGAACTGACGAAAGTTTAAATAGATTTAGAGCTATAATGAATAAAAAGAAAACAATGAAAGATAATCATTGCTGGACAAAGAAAAACACTAAATTAGTTTACAATGTTTACCCTGTTTATGACTGGAAAACTGATGACGTTTGGACAGCAAACTGTAAATTTGATTGGGATTATAATAAGTTGTATGATATCTTCTGGAAAGCGGGATTATCTGTTGGCTCAATGAGAGTTGCTTCACCTTTTATGAGTGAGTCAAAATCTAGTCTAAATTTGTATAGGGTTATTGATGGTAATGTTTGGGCAAGGCTATGTGCTAGGGTTTCTGGTGCTAATTTTATAGCTACTTACGGAAAGCAATTAACATATAAAAGTATGACATTGCCAGAAGGTCACACGTGGAAAACATTCACTAAATTTCTATTAGATACGTTGCCAAAAGAAGTTGGTGAAAATTTTAAAGTGCGCTTTATTCAAAGTATTAAATATTGGTCAAGAGTGGGGCGCGGATTATCAGATGAAGTTATAGAGGATTTAAAATTAAATAATATTAAATTTATGTTGGGAGAGAAAACAAAACACGGAAATAAAGATAAGACTTGTGTTAAAATGTTACCGCCTGACCATTTAGATATGCTTAAGTGTCACAACTCAGATGTTACAAGTTGGAAAAGGTTTGCTATAACAATTTTAAAAAATGACCACACCTGTAAGTATATGGGGTTATCCCCAACTAATGAGCAAGCAGTAAGGCAAAGACAAATAATGAAAAAATATAAAAACATATAACCATGAAAATAGTAAAAATTAAAGAATTAGAAGGAACAAAAAGACACGTAAAAGGCGTTGGATTTGACAGCGTTAGAATATTATTAGAGTCTGATGGAATGGGATTCTCTCTTCATAAAACAATAATACCAAAAGGAGAACCACAACATTGGCACTATAAATACCATTTAGAATCTTGTTATTGTGTGTCTGGTCGCGGTGTGATAGTAAATTTAAAAACAGGAGAAAGTTTCGAAATTGAACCAGAAACAACCTATGTATTAGACGAGCATGATGACCATACGTTTGAAGCTCTGGAGGATACTATATTAATATCTGTATTTAATCCACCAGTAACGGGGTCTGAGATTCACAAAGAGGATGGTTCTTATGATATCCCTAACAATGAAAATAAATTTTTAGCACAAAAAATAGTAGAAAAAGTTAATTCATGTAATGATAACTACTCAGCAATAGAAAAAGTACAAACAATTTTAAATAAAAGCCATGTATAAATCACCAGTTTACAATGTTATAGCAGTTCCAATTGATAAAATTACTGCAAATGATTATAATCCGAATAGTGTTGCTCCTCCTGAAATGGCACTTCTTGAAACCTCAATTTGGGAGGATGGATATACACAACCTGTTGTAACAGTTTACGACAAAGAAAACGATATGTATGTTGTTGTTGATGGTTTTCATAGGTTTTTAACTCTGAAAAACTCACAAAGAATAATGGAACGTGAAGGAGGGTTCTTACCTTGTGTTGTGCTAGATAAAACAATGGAAAATAGAATGGCTTCAACTATTAGGCATAATAGGGCGCGTGGTTCTCACAATTTAGAATTAATGAGTACAATTGTATCTGAACTTGTTGAAATGGGTAAAGGTGATAGATGGATTTGTGAGCATATAGGTATGAGTCCAGATGAATTACTAAGGCTTAAACAAATAACTGGATTAGCCTCTTTGTTCCAAAACAAAGATTTTTCTGCTAGTTGGGAGGCTGGTGAAGATTAATCAAATATATGTTCCGTATTGGAAGTGGGAGTGCTACCAATACGGGATGTATTTAAAAATAAACAACGAAAAGGAAATGATTGAAAAAGCTATTGAATTTATGTCTAATACTGAATTGTTTAGTAAATCAATGGAGTTTGTTGTTTCGAACTGGAAAAATACAATGGATAATTCACTATCAAATAAATCAATAAATAGAATTGCGTTTATAGGTCAATGCGCTTGTTTTAATTCAATTGGTTGCCCTGAATATTTAACTAAAAAGTGTTGGAAGCATTTAGATAAAACAAAGCAGATTCTAGCAAATATTGAGGCAGATAAAAAAATAAAACTATGGACGTTAGAGAAATACAACGATTTATTAACGAATGGGAAAAAAGATGCTATAAAAAAGGACTTCCAGATGAGGCTCCAGTTGAATTAAAAGACAAGGTTCCATCATATAAACAAATTGCTTTATGCATATTAAACAATAATTTAAAACCGTTAGGGATTGAAGGCAGAAAGACAAAGTATTATTCAGTACTAAAAGGAATTGAGATTGATAAAAGAGAATTTAACGGTAAACAGATTAAATTAATATTTTAAAGAAATGATTATGAAAGATTTAAAAGCGTGTACAGATTGCACCCATTGTCAATTATACGAGAATGAGAATACACAACCCTCTAATACTTACTTTTGTGAGTTAACAGATGAGGTAATAGATGATATAGACCAAAATTATTGTAATGAAACTAAACAAACGTAAATGCAAAGAGTGTGGAGAGGTATTCCAAAAGCTAAGACCATTACAGTCTGTTTGCGGTTATGAATGTTCTAAGGTAAATGCTAAGAAGCAGACTAAGAAGAAAAAAGATAAGAAGCTGAAGGAGATTAACAAGGATGTAAGAGAGCGTAAAGAGAAGTTAAAGACTACAAGCGACTATCTTAAGGAATTA